GTTGGAAAACATCCTGACTCAGCCGTCGATGTCAGTCGAAGCTCTGAGTTTTATGTTTGGAACGATGAAACATTCTGGACATCCTGAGGTGTCTCCGCGCGACGGTGGTCGCAGTGCTCAGACTTATGCTAAAGAGAAATTAGATCTGGATGCTGTCGTTATCCAAAATACTCGAAATATATTCTTCGAACAATTTGTTCTCGGTCATCTCAAGCTGAAGCAAAAGTGGCCTGTTCTGGAGTTCCTCTCACCAGAGGATTCCCCGAAAATTTACCGACTGTATCGCCAGGGGTCGTTTGTCGCTTCACACTCCGATTTTTCGGACTGCGGTCACGAGTGGACATTTATCAGGTTTAAAGGAAATGCCACATTTGATATGTATTCCAATTATTTCGACTTGATGGAGGATAAAGCCATCGGTTATCCTAAGTCTCAGTTCGACTCCGCTTACCCTCCTGAATTACTAGGATACAGGACACCTAGAGCGAAATCCAAGCGGAGGCTTCTAGAAGAGGTTTTGAATCGACCGACATTTTCGGTTGAATCTGTTGTAGAGAAGATCTGCAACCGTCAAATTCCAGACGATTGGAAAATCGTAGCCCTATATCCGAAAGAGCGTGAGATGAAACTGTCTCCCCGCATGTTTGCAATGTTGGTGATCGAGATGAGAACCGCTTTAGTTGCCGCTGAGGCTAACATAGGAGAACAAATCATGCGATATTTTCCGCAGCAATCAATGACGATGGGGAGCGGGGATCTAGAACAGCAACTTCACACCATGACCGATCCGGCGTCCAGCACTGTATTAGGATTGTGTGAAATTGACCTTACCAGATGGAATCTGTTATGGAGAAAGGAAGCAGTTGACTTGATTGCGAAAGATTTGGATGATTTCTTTGGTTTTACAGAAAAGTACCCTTTTGGTCTGTATACATACATCCATGAATTTTTCGAATCCTCGATGATTCATGTCAGAATTCCGGACGACATCCCAGATGGTTTGACTAAAGAAAATCGCCAGCATCCTCCTGAAAGCGATTTACTATGGTACAACCACGCAGGAGGATTTGAGGGACTTGCACAGAAGTTGTGGACACTGGTAACCATATCCATGATTTTATATGCAGTTCATCCGTTTAATATTCCCTTTGTTTTACTGGGTCAGGGAGATAACCAGGTCATCTCTCTCGATCTTTCGGGCATCAGGCCTAGAGACCGAGAGCGCATACTTACTCAAATAATGGAACGAATAAGTCAGGTTGCTGCTGCCCTCGGGCAAAAGGTAAAACCGGAGGAGTGCCTCTTATCTACTTGCTTACTA